CCCCCACACACACCCCCCACATACCCTGCAGACACCCCTCAACTACCCACCAGACAGTCAGTGCAACATTGTTTCCCCATTACCTGCCGACATACTTATCCACAGGGGCAAAGGCTGTGTATATGGTGTGGATAACCCTGTGCAAAAGCTGTGGATAAACCTGTTGATAACCCTGTGGAAAACTTATCCACAACAGTTATCCACAATCCACAAGCTGTGGACAAGCCTGTGGAAAAGCTACGACCGGGGGGTTTTTAACTAACGCTACGGGTTGTCTTTAGTATCCTGTAAAATAATTTTTCTAAAGTAGCGGCGTGTTTTTGCTTGGTATTAAAGGGTTTTTTGGTTTGTGGTGTAGATCACATTATAAATTTTTGGTAACATGCGGGATAGAGTGTTGTTTTCCCCCCCTTAGTATTAGTGAGGGGCTTCGCCCCAGCGAAGTCCCGAACCTTCGTTGTTACTTCGGTTCGTGTAACGCTAGTGGAACGAACCAGTGACTATTCGCAGGCTTCGCCTGCTCATAGTGTAATTGTGGTTTTTTAGGTACTAAATGTTTTACCCAAGGCTACTACTAATGTCGCTTCTCCTAGGGTCGAAGCTCAAGGAGTTTAAGTATGGCTGCACCGAAGCGTAATTCTCAGCATGTGACTACTGGTACGATGTCGGCTGATAAGGCGAAGGAACGTCTTCTTCAGTTGTTGGAGGATGGGTTTTCTGTCGCGGATGCTTGTCGTGGTGTGAATAAGTCTGAGAAGACTTACTATTATTACTTGTCTTCGGATCCTGAGTTTGATCGGGCTGTGAAGTTGTTGCGGGCTGTTCAGGCTCGTAAGGGTCACATTTCTGATGAGGATAAGAGTGTTTCTTTTCAGGAGTTTCGCCGGCAGTTTTTGAATTCGGAAACGTTTCCTCACCAGTTGAATGTTATTGATTTGATTGAGAATCGTGAGCCTTCGTGGGTGCATGAGAACATGACGTATGAGCAGGGTATTCCGCAGTATGTTTTGGTAAACATGCCGCCTGAGCATGCTAAGAGCATGACTGTGTCGATTGATTATGTGACGTATCGTATTTGTACTGATCCAAACATTCGTATCAAGGTTGTTTCTAAGACGCGGGAAATGGCTAAGGAGTTTTTGTATGCGGTTAAGCAAAGACTCACCAGTCCGTCATATTCAGAACTTCAAAGACGTTACGCCCCAGCTGATGGCTTTAAGGCTACCGCTGATAAGTGGACTGCAGATAGTATTTATTTGGAGCGAGATTCGGGTGAAAAAGACCCGACACTTCAAGCTCTCGGTATCGGTGGGCAAATCTACGGCGCACGTGCCGACCTTATCATTTTGGACGATACGGTCACCCTGGCTAACGCTGGAGAGTACGAGAAACAAATCCGTTGGATTCAGCAGGAAGTTTTAACTCGTGTAGGTCCCACTGGTAAAATCCTTATTGTGGGTACTCGTGTGGATCCTGTGGATTTGTATCGAGAGATACGTAACGAAGACCGGTATCCTGATGGGGCTTCCCCGTGGACATACCTAGCTATGCCAGCAGTTTTAGAATTTGATGATGATCCAAGCAAATGGGTCACGTTGTGGCCAAAATCAGACCGCCCTTGGGCAGGCGATCCAGACACGCCAGACGAACAAGGATACTTTCCACGATGGGACGGCACAAGGCTGCGCAACCGCAGAGGACTGCTAGATCCCAAAACGTGGGCAATGGTGTACCAGCAACAAGACGTACAGTTTGAATCTGTCTTCCCCGCAGATCTAGTACGATCATCAGTGAATGGTATGAGAGCTTGCGGCCCACTCATCGCAGGAGCAGCAGGACATCCACAGGAAACCGAAGGGTTATACACAGTCTGTGGACTAGACCCCGCAATGTCGGGGGATACGTTTGGTGTCGTGGTGACTGCCAATCGAACGACGAAAAAACGCTATTTGCTAGATGCGTCGAGGATGCCAGCACCCACACCAGCACGTATTCGTGAACTAATAATGAGTTGGACAGAACGATACAAACCACAAGCATGGGTAATCGAAAAAAATGCTTTCCAACTTTTCCTCACACAAGACGAACAAATAAACTCATTTCTCGCATCGCGCGGTGTTAGGCTAATTTCGCACTACACCGGCGCGAACAAGATGGATCTTGAGTATGGTGTGGCTTCTATGGCTCCCCTATTTGGTCAAATGGATCAGGCGAATAAGCCAATTAAGGGAACTAACCTTATTGAACTTCCCCGTACTGATAACGAAGGTGTCAAGGCTCTTATTGAGCAGTTAATTACTTGGTCACCTGGTACTAAAAATAAGCAAGATGGCCCGATGGCTTTGTGGTTTGTGGAAACACAACTTCGGGATTATGTAAACCAGCTTGGCGCTCATGGCAATACTTGGGTAAGGAACCCTTTTGCTACACCTCGTGATTTGGAAAAGCGTCAGGTTGTTGATTTGGAGAAACTAGCTGACATGCAACGTGTCGCTTCAGGAAGGTTCTAATGGCTAACATTGACGAGATCTCTGCACGTGTGCAGTATCTGCGCCGCAAGAACATGGAACGTGATGCACGTTGGTCGGATGTTCTTGAAGTACGTAGAGGTAACATTAATAAAGTTTTCCCTGGCTTGTTTCCTGATGATTACCCTAAGCCTATGGTGGCTAACTTTATTGATGTTGCTGCTCGTGACGTTGCTGAGGTTATTGCCCCGCTGCCTGCAATGAACTGTAATGCAACTAATTCTCCTTCTGATCGCGCACGTCAACGTGCCGATAAGCGCACAATGATTGTTGCTGGTTATTGTGAGCAGTCTCGTCTTTCGACTCAAATGTTTACTGGTGCTGACCGGTACATCACGTATGGCGTGTTGCCTTTTGTGGTTGAGGTTGATTACGAAAACAAAATGCCAATTATCCGTATTGATAACCCTATTGGCTCTTACTATGATTTTGATCGTTTTAACCGTTTGCAGTCGTACACGAAGCATTATGTGAAGACTGTTGAAGATTTGTGCATGGAGTTCCCTGAGCATGAATCTGTGATTCGTGGTCGTTATCGTGCTGGTGGCCAGAACGCCACATTGGACATGTATCGTTATCACGATAAGGATCAAACAATTTTGTTCCTTCCGCAGCGTAGCAATTTTGTTTTGGCTACTGCCAAGAACCCTATTGGTAAAATTATGGTGGTTCCTGCTGTTCGTCCTGGTTTGGATTCTGACGAGCAGATGCGTGGTCAGTTTGATGATGTGTTGTGGGTTCAGGTTGCTCGTAGCCGTTTTGCTACGTTGAGTCTTGAGGCGGCACAAAAGTCTGTTCAGGCTCCGTATGCTTTGCCTGCTGATGTGACTGTGATGGAGATTGGCCCTGATGCTACGATCCGTTCAGCTAGTCCTGAGAAGATTCGCCGCGTTGATTTGAATGTTCCTCCTGGCTTGTTTCAAGAGTCACAAAATCTTGAGAATGAGATGCGTACTGGTTCTCGTTATCCTGAGTCTCGTACTGGTGGCGTTCAGGGTTCGATTGTTACTGGTCGTGGTGTTGAAGCCCTTATGGGCGGTTTTGATACTCAGGTTAAGACTGCACAGCAAGTTTTGGCTGTGGCATTCCGTGATGTTATGGCTTTGTGTTTTGAGATTGACGAAAAGATTTTCGGCAATGTTGAAAAGACTGTTCGTGGTATTTCTGGCGGTTCACCTTACGAGATTACGTACACGCCTAACAAGGACATTGACGGCGAACACATTGTTGATGTGACGTATGGTTTGATGGCTGGCCTTAACCCTAATCAGGCTTTGGTGTTTGGTTTGCAGGCTCGTGGCGATAAGTTAATTAGTCGTGACTTTTTGCGCCGTCAAATGCCTTGGGAAGTTAATGTTACTTTGGAAGAGCAGAAACTTGAGATTGAGTCTTTGCGTGATGGTTTGTTGCAGGCTGTTAATGGTTATGCACAGGCTATTCCTGTTTTGGCTCAGAATGGTCAGGATCCCGGTGAGGTGCTTAAGCGCATTGCTGATGTGATTAATGGCAGGTCTAAGGGCCGTCCTCTTGAAGAAGTTGTTATGGAAGCTTTTGCTCCAGAGGAGCAGCCTGAAATGGCTGGTCAACCTGAGCAACCTGGTGAACTTGGCGGTCAGCCTAGCGCACCTGGCGGTGGTGGTGCAGAGCTTAACCCTCGAACTGGTTTGCCACCTACAGTGGTTCCAGGTCAGGCAGGTATGGGTCCTGGTGGCCGTCCTGCTGTTCAAGAACTTCTCGCTGGCATTGGTCGGGGAGGAAATCCCTCGCTATCTGCGAGTGTAGCAAGAATGATCCCTGCAGGATAAGGAGAAAACAATTATGGCTTTCGGATCAGGAAAGAAGCCCGCTAATCAAGGCGGCTCAGGTAAGGCACCAGTTCAGGGTGCAAAAATTCAGGCAGAACCTAGCGGTGTTAAGAAGCCTGGCGCAAGCAAGATTCTTTTTGGTTACGCACCAAAGGGTCAGGCTGGTTCAGGAAAGAACGCTGGCAAGGTTCAGAAGTTCTAATTTAATAAATGTCCAGATGTGAAGTTTGGGCTGCTAGATAAACCATTCAGTATTAAAATAAAAAGGCGGTAGAAACATGGCAGGTCGTGGAGGGTATCAACGTCCAACAAGCCCAGCCCCAGTTTCAGGCCCTGGCGCTTTGTCGCAACGCACTGATGGTGGTCCTGGTAACAAACAAGCTTCACGATACATTTCTGGTCTTCCTTACGGAGAGGGGCAGCAGATGATGAATACGCAGGCTTCAGCCCCCATGGAGGCTTCTGCTCCTGCTGCGCCCTCTCCATCCCCAGCACAAATGTCACAGGCTGCTGCTTCTGCACCAGCCCCAGTAGTTCCTTTTAATGCACCTACACAAAACCCTAATCAACCAATTAGTCATGGTGCAGATTTTGGTGCTGGCCCCGATTCTTCTTCTTTAGGTCTTGGATCACAAGACGTTCAGGGCAATGCTAACTTTCAAGCTGCCCTTGCTAGTTACATGCCCGTCTTGTTACACATTGCTTCTCGTCCAAATACCTCTCCTGAGACACGTAACGTGATTCGACAGTTGAGGGATTCACTGTGAGTTTTTGGAACCGTTTAGGCCAGCTGGCTAAAGATTTTGAACATGGCACTGCTGATGTTGCCGGTGCGTTTGGTGCTCCAGTAAAGTTTGTTTGGGATGTAGCAACATCACCATTTAATGATGATGCCCAGTTTAATGGCATTAAGAACACTCTTGTTAATTCTGGTGCGCATGCAATTTCTCACATTGCTAAACCATTTGGTGACATTGGCAATGCTCCAATCATTAAACCGGTACTTAATGAACTTAATGCTGTTAATGAATCTTACATTCGGCATCCTTTGTCCACTCTTGCTTTAGAGGGAAGTATTGCTAAAACTGATGCTGATTTGTTAAAGCCTGAAACGTGGAAAAAAAGTTGGGACGTTAGTCGTAATGTTTCTGCAGGTCAATCACTTGTCGGTCTTCTTGGTTCTTTTAAAAGCCAAGTAACTGGAACTAATGCAGATGTTACTAATGAAGTAAATTGGGAAGATCCACAATCTGTACATAATTATTTTAATCATGGTTCACAAAAGATTTGGTCTGGCATCGGAGATGCTGCTATTCAAACTTTTGGTGATGTTTCGATTGCTGGCGGTAAAGTAGCAAAAGCTGCTCGTTATGCTTCGTGGGCTACCAATACTTTTGAAGGTGGGGATGTTGCTAATAAGTTAGCAAAAACCATCAATAATGTTTCTAAGGTTGAGGATCTTTCTTCAGCAACAAGTAAGGAAAGCAAGTGGCTTGACACTGTTGTCAAGAGTGATGCTGTTACTTTGCGTAATCATCCTGTATTGAAGGATGCTCCAGATTCTTTAGTGTATGCCATGGGTCAGGCTACTGATCGTAAAACTGCCGGTGTTCTTACTCGTGTCGGCATGGGTGATCCTAATGCTTTGTCTGATCTTAAAGTTTTGCGTCCAGATCTTGCTAATCCTATTGCTCGTAGTCAAGGAGCATTGGATGCTCATGGTGAGTACATTTTGTCTCGTGACTCGTCACTAACAGATCGCCTCACTTTTCCTTGGGAACATCCTGCTGTTATTGATGAAGTCAATAATGAAGTTAACTCTTTGCTTCAGCACGATAAAGAATTTGCTAACATGTGGGCTGTCAAGCAGTTGGCTGAAACTCCAGGCGGAAGTCTTACTCGACTTGTTGGCGCAAAGCCTATTCAGTCTTTAGAGAACGCTATTGCTGTTGGTCGCACACCTGTTACAACAAAGTTTGACATTCATCAACCTACAGCGTTTCATCGCATGTATCAGATTGTTTCTTGGCCTGCTGGTGAACGTCCTTCTGGTCACATTAATTTAAACGATCCAGAGTCTAGCCGTGAAGTTTCTGCTCAACTTGATCGTGCTGTTAAAGTTAAGGCTATTGATCCAGAGTCTGCACGTAACCTTATGGAAGGTTACATTGGTGCTGCTACTCCTGAACTTCGCCAGCAACAAGTGTACAACATTGAGAACGCTGTATTTGGTCGCATAGCTAGCAAGTATGGTATGGACACTGAAACTGCTTCTAAAGTTTATGCCAATTATCGCCGCGCTCGTGCAACAGCATTAGCCACCATGGAAGAACATGGTTACGCTATTGATACTGATGGCAGCATTATTCGTATTCCACAAATGGAATCACAGACTGCCAATACGTTACCAATGATGGATTTTGATAATGTTCGTCAGGCTTTACGTCAACATAATTTACGCGCAAAGCAAGGTTTTGTTGGAAGTACCGCTTCACACATTTATGATGCTGGTAATGCAACCATTGATGGTTTGGATACTTTACAATCTTTGTTTAAAGTTGGTGCTTTAGCACGTATTGGTTTTCCTATTCGTAATACTTTAGAAGCACAACTTCGCATTATGGCATCTGTTGGTTCAATAGCTTCTTTGCGTCACCTTGGTGAAGGTCTTAACAACATTGTTTACAACAAAATAGCAAATCCTTCTTTCCGTGTTGTTGATCGAATGTGGAACGCTGGCGGCAAAATGAATTATGTTGATCACAAAAACGAGTTTGCTAAACTTGGTGCACAGATTAAAGGTGTTAAAGATCAACTTAAAGAAGTTGAAAATCAGATTTCACAAGACCCAAATAATCTTGATGCTGTTGCTCACAAGCAAGTTTTAGATAACATCCTTTTTGAAAAGGAAGGTTTTCAGGCTTTCCACAGTAAGCGAATGACTGACCTTGAAAATCAGTTGACAAGCAAAAAGCGCATGGCATCTGGAACATACAATTACACTGGTCTTGATGGAACAAAGTACACATTAGATCAAGCTTTTGGTGGACCTTTTGGTGACATTCATTGGGGTAATTCAAGTTCTGAAAATACTTACATGAACTTCACTGACACTAATGCTCGACTTCTTTCTAAGCAGATGGTGTCAAAAGGCAATAGCAAAATTATGCCTAGTGAGCCTAACTACTGGACTGAATGGTCTCGTGTTATGAATCACCAGTTTGGTAACTCTATGGCTGCTAAAAAACTTGCTGGTGGCGATTCTGTAGCAAAAGTTATTAAATGGATGACTACCGATCCAGAAGGTCGTAACCTTCGTATCCGTCTTGGTATTGAACCTACCGGCATTGATGAGCATGTTAATCAAGTAAAATCCATTTTGGATAACTACTTGCCTGACAGTAAGTTGCAAAACTCTTTGGCTAAGGGTGAGCAGATTACTCCTGAAATGTTGCGTAAAACATTTAGTGATCCTGCTTCACAGCCTGTTATTCACGGTAACTTGATTGAAGAGAACCTTAATCTTCTCGGTCAAAAGAAAATTGATAGTTTTGTTAATGGTGTTTTCAAACTTATTGGTTCTATGCCTGAAGATGCTTTCTCACGCCATCCTTTGTATGCAGATCTTTACAAGCGTTCTTTAGAGAATCGTATTGATACTTTTACTAAATTAAATGGTCGTGCAGTTAATCAAGAAGAACTACGTTCTGCCTATAGTGCAGCACATAATGATGCTGTTCGCGGTCTTCGACAAACATTGTTTACTATTGAACGTAAATCAAACCTTGCTTCGTTTATGCGCTTTGTTTCCCCATTCTTTACCGCTTGGGAAAACTCTGCAAAAACTTGGGCAAAGCTTGCGTTTGATAAGCCACAAATTGTTAATCGTGCAAACCTTATTTTTACTGCACCTAACCGTGCCGGTATTGCAACAGATGCCAACGGTAATCCTGTACCTGCAGATAAAGCAAGCATGAACGATTACATTTGGCTTAATGTTCCAAATGGTTTGAAACATCTTCCATTTATAGGAAAGGGACTAGAGTCCCTTGATCAGATGGGTATTCAAAAGAAATCTTTGGATGTAGTATTTCAAGGTGATGCGCAGGTTCCTGTTGGACCTTACGTGTCTATGCCTGTTTCTGCTATTGTAAAAAACCAGCCATCTTACGAACAGTCGTTAAAGTGGGCTATTCCTTTTGGTCCAGATCGCAAAGCATTTTATGGTTTGCTTCCAGGTTGGGCTAAACGTCAACTTGTTGAAAGTTCTGGCCAAAGCGATCCACAGTATGCTAATTCGTATGCTTTGATTTATCAGACCGAAATGCACAAGAGTCGTGAAAATGGAACTCTTCCCAAGACTCCAGCACAACTTGAACAATTTGAAAAGCACATTAAAGACTTGACTAATTCTTATTGGAACATGCGTACTGTTGCTAACCTTGTGCTGCCTTTCGCTCCCACGTTTAAATCGCCTTACAAGTATTACATTGATAAATACAATCAGTATCAGGTAACTTACGGTAAGGATGCTCAGGCTCAGTTCTGGAAAGATTATGGTGATGATTTCTTTGATTTCACTATGTCTCTTTCAAAGAACAATACTGGTATTGGTTCGACTGTAACTGATGTGCAAAATGCACAAAAGTATAGTGATCTTGTTTCGCAAATTTCTAAAGTTAATCCTCAAATGGTTGGCATTGTTACTTCTGCTGGCCGTGGAACTTACCAGTTCTCACAAGCTGCTTACCAGTGGGAGTTGTCTAACAAAGTTAGTCCTTCTGGTGATCTTACTTTCCGTGGGACTAATGATCCTGCGGAAGCTATTAAGCAGAATAAGATTCAACTTGGCTGGATTAAGTATCGGAATGTGATGAATCAGGTTGATGCTGTTATGCAGTCTCGTGGTTTGACTAGCTTGAATCAAAGTGGTGCTGGTGATTTAAAGGCTTTGAAAAAGCAGGCAGTTGCTGATTTGGCTAAACAGAATCACGATTGGGCTTTAGATTACATGGATCCTAATGGCGCTAAGGGCGCTCAGGTTCGAGATGTTTTTAAAACTATTCTTAATGATCCTAAATTTATGGCAGATCACGGACAGGATACTACATGGAAGTCTGTTCGTTTGTATCTTGAGGTTCAGGATCAAGTTGAAAAAGTGTTGGCAAATCGCAAGGTAAAAGGCATTGATGCAAAATACAATGCTGATCTTAAGTTTGCTTTAGATACTGCTGCCAATAAATTAAAGCATGACGATATTGGTTTTGGTGACTTGTATGACAGGTATCTGTCCTATGATCCTGTGTATAATCCGTTAATTTCTGGAAGTGGGCAATAATGTCAACAAGTATTTTTGATAAAACATCATCAACTAAAGATACTGATGGCGATGGAATCCCGGACATTCAGGATCCAGCACCAAATGATCCCACTATTCCGGCAAAGTCTGATACCTCTGGTGTTATTTCAGCACTAGGTGGAATTACTGGTGGAGCAAGTTCTACCACATCTGTTCCAATGGATGAAGAAACTGCTCGTGAAACTCGCAGGCTTGGTGCTGTTGTTCCTTCAACAAATACAACATCAGCTACTATGCCTACACTCACGCCTACTGCTACTGGAAAAGGCGGCAGTGGTCGTTCTGTTTCTAAGAGCTACCGCACCTACACAAAACAGGAAGTCCTTGGACTTGCAACGTCTGCTTTTCAAAGTGCTATTGGTCGAGCCGCTACAGATAAAGAACTTGAAGTTTTAACTAAGCACATTAACACTGCAGAAAAGGCTAATCCTTCAAAGACTGTTACCACTTCAAGTGGTGGTACTTCTAAAAGCAAAACTACTGGCGGCATTGATGAGCAACAGTTTGCTACTTCTGCTGCTGAATCCAATCCAGAGTATGCAGGTTATCAAAAAGCCACAACGTATTTTGATGCAATGTTAAGTGCCTTGAGAGGTCAAGCAGGAGGTGGTATTTAATGCCTAAAACTACTAAGCCAAAAGCAACTACCCCTCCAGCAAAAACTACTGCTGATTGGGCTTCAGAGTATGGTGTCCAAGCTGCCCTTGTAAATAGCAATACAGAACTGAAAACATTATTTAATCAGGCTGTTACCGGCAAGTGGACTCCAGCAAAATTTCAAGCAACTTTTCAAAACACTACTTGGTACAAGACTCATGCTGATACTTGGCGTGTTGCTGAAACTGCTCGACTAACTGATCCTGCTTCTTGGAAAGAACAGATCAATCAGGCTAAGACACAGATTGCACAACAATCTTCTGCTTTAGGTTTCACTCTTAGTGATGATCAGGTGGAAAGACTCGCTACACAATCTTTGTATCTTGCTGCTGGATCTGCCTCAAACATTGATCAAACATCTCTTAAAACTCACTTGATGGAAACTGGCCGTATTACCGGTCAGGGCGGTCAGGTAATGACCAACATTGATGCGTTAAAAAACAACGCATACAATTATGGTTTACATTATTCTGATCAATGGTTTACTGATGCTTCAAAGGCTATTCTTAGCGGTACTGGGGCTACAGGAAACCAGCAATACTGGGTAGATCAAATGAGGAACGATGCTAAAAGCCAGTTCCCTAGTCTTGCCGCGCAGATTGATGCAGGTGCAGATTCACGTACTGCTGCTGATGGTTACATTTCTAAAATGGCCAGTACGCTAGAAATTGATCCTAAGTCAATTAACATGCAGGATCCTTTACTTCGTAAAGCATTGACTTCAACTACAGATAGTTCAGGTAATGTTACGCCTACTCCTTTGTGGCAGTTTGATCAAGACTTAAAGAAAGATGATCGTTACTTTAAGACTAATCAAGCTCATCAAGACATGCTTGGTTTATCTTCACAAATTGCACGTAACTTTGGGATGGTATAATGGCTGACACAGTAGCAAACTATAGCGCTGATGATGCACGTTCTGTGTTTCAAAGTTCAATGCAACAGTATGGTTTTTCTGACTTGCAGATTCAAAAGTTGCTTCCGCAAATAACTGAATGGCAAGCAACGTATTCTCCTTCTCAAATTGTTTCAGATTTGCTTCCAACTACTGATGTGTATCAGGAACGTTTTTCTGCAAATACTGCACGTGTGAAGGCTGGATTGCCAGCATTATCCCCAGCAGCATACATTAACCTTGAAAGCACGTATCGTTCGATCATGCAAGATGCAGGATTGCCAAAGGGTTTTTACGATAACTCTAACGATTTTTCTAGTTTTATCAGCAAGGACATTTCTCCTACTGAAATGAAAACTCGTGTCGATGCTGCTTCTAAAGCTGTCAACAATACTGATCCTGCATACAAGCAAGCATTGCAAAGCATGTACGGTATTGATGAAGGCATGATGGCTGCCCACATGCTTGACCCTGAACGCGCTCTTCCTTTGATTGAAAAGCAAGCTAAAGCTATTCAAATGGGAACTGCCGCTACACGTCAGGGATTAAACATTTCCGCTACTGAAGCAGAGAACCTTGGAATGAACAACATTACTGGTGTTAGTGCCGAGGCTGGTATGCAACAGGTTGCCTCTATGACCCCAGGACTTTCAGCACTAGGTAACATTTCTGGTCAAGGTTATGACCAATCTACTGCAGAATCTGAAGTCTTTGGTGGTTTGGCTTCAGCTCAACGTAAACGTGAACAACTCATTAATCAAGAACAAAACCGCTTCACTGGTCGTTCAAATGTAGCCCCTGGCTCATTGAACGCTAGTAATGAAGGATTGCTTTAATCCTTCAAGGGTGTGACTGGTAAGACCGACTGTAAAGCCACATGATGGACACAGACGGGACTAGGGTTCGATTCCCTACACATCCACTCCGCACAGACCAACCGGCCCGTGTGCGCGTATCAGAAGTCCGGTAGCAGAAGCAAAACCCATTTCCCCTTGTGGTGTTTTTAGGTCTGCGATACAAAAAATGGAAAGGGAGTGGCGTAATGCCAAACCAATACGATGAATATGACGATGACGAGTTTGACTCGGAGGGTCCAGCGAATTTGCGTAAAGCCTTGAAGAAGGCTGAAAAGCAGCGCAGGGAACTTGAAGAACAACTCTCTAGTATGAAGTCGAGCCTCCGTGATCGTTCAGTTAAGGACGTATTGGAGACCAAGGGTATCAATACAAAAATTGCAGCCTTCATTCCGAAGGATCTTGATACCCCTGAACAGATTGCTTCTTGGCTAACTGAATACGCTGATGTATTTGGTTTTCAAACTAAGGAACAATCAAGCGAACCAGAAATTTCTGAAAATGCAATCGCTTCACAGCGCATTGATAATGCTGTATCTGGAGCATCTACCCCTAGTGGGGATGAGGATGTTATGTCTCGTCTGAAGAATGTTAATTCTAAAGAGGAACTAGATCAGCTTATTTTCGGTTCAACTATGGGTCGCTAATTACCCACAAATAAACTATCCATTGAAAGGAGAGGTTCATGGCAAACGCCTATACCTCAACTGACAGCGGCTCGCTAGGTAATTACCTCGTACAAGCCGCTTATGACCGCTACGTAGAGTTCGCTCTCCGTGCTGTCCCACTTATCCGCGACGTTGCTGATAAGCGCCCTGTCCAGCAAGCAATGCCAGGCTCGTCTGTTGTATTCCAGTTGTACAACGACTTGTCAAAGGCTACTGGTGTTCTCAGCGAAACTGCTGACCCAGATGCTGTTGGCTTCGGTAACACGAACCAGGTTTCTG